CGTGCCGGCGTCGCTGTCGCCGCTGCCGAAGTAGCGCTCGGGCTGGCCGGGCAGCAGCGCCGACAGCGGACGCAAGCAGCCGGTGGGCAGCGCGTATGCGAAGCCCCAGTCGTCTTCGGCCGGATTGTCGATCTCGGCCAGGGCCGTGCGCCGCGTAGCGAAGGTCCAGGGGTGCATCTCCAGCAGCAGGTCGCGCGCGATCGGGTAGAAGCGACCGCAGTGCGCTGCCTGTGTGGTGCCATCCGGCGGGTCAATCGCGACTACCGTGGCCTCGTCCCCCAAATGGGAGAGGGCCAGGTTGCAGATGTCGACGACGCTGCTCATGGCCTACAGCGTGACGCTGGCGCCGACTGTGTAGGTGGCCGCGTTTGCGTTGTTGGCGGTGGTGATCACCCGCCAGGTGCGCGGCAGCGCGCGACTGGTCGCAGCGTTCGCGGCGACTGTGACCCCGGGGCAAACCTCGTACACGTTGGTGCTGTTGGTGGTCACCGCGACGCCCGCCAGCAAGGTGTAATACTTGCCGCTGGCCGTGTCCTTCCCCTGGATGGTGAGGGTTACGGACCCCGTTCCCACGACGGTCATGTCCAGCACCACGACGACGCAACGGCCGTTGTAGTTGACCTGGTCCGTGCCCGTCTGGCTGGTTGTGGCTCCCGCGGCGGTAATCAGCGCCCCGGTGTCCATGTTCCCGCGCTGGCGGTCCCACGTGGTGCCGTTGAAAGTGGACGGCGTGGTGGCCAGCTTGCCGGCGGACCCGTTGGTGTCCGGCAGGTGGATGTTGGTGTTGCTCGCGGCATCGGCCAGCGAAGTCTGCACCCCGCCGATCATCGCGGCCCCAGCGGTGCTGAACCAGGCGTTCACACGCTGGCCTGTGGTCACGTTCGATGGGGTTGTGGCGCTGGCTACGCCACCGATCTTCAGCGGGTTGCCAACGTCCGCGACGCCAGCGGCGACGTTGCCCTGCGGCTCGTCGGCTGCCCAGGCGAGCGTGGATGCCAGCAGCGCCAAGGCTGCGACGGCGGAAAAGAGAATGCGTTTCATCGTGTCGTTCCTTGGAAGAAGGGCCGCACTTAGGCGGCCCTTGATTGCTTCACCTGAGGCCGGTCAGACCAGGTCGGTGGATCCGGTGGGCGCAGGCCCGCCGGCGAGATGCCCCGCCTTCACGCGTACCGCAGCCTGGGTGTCCACCGGCTTCAGGTCGCCGTTCTTCACGGCATCCTTCTTCGGCAGCGGCTTGTCCGCCGGCTGGGCCCACTTCGGCAGCTTGCGCGTCTTGCCGTCGCGGTCCTTGGTGCGGAACTTGAACTTCGTGCCGGGCTCGATCAGCCTGCCCATCGCAAAGCCGCGTTCCACGGCCACCAGCTCGATCACGTCGGGCGCTTCGGCTTTCTTGTCGTCGGCCATCCGCTACCCCTTACGCAACGTTGTCGGCCAGCGCGCGCCACTTCGCCGGATCGGCGGTGAGGAACGCGTTGATCTTGCCGGCGGTGAACGCGGCCACGGCCGTGGTCTGCACCACGCCCATGAAGCGCTCGTAGTTGCCGTAGGGCAGCTTCACGCAGGCCAGGACCGTGCCGGCCGCCATCTGCGCGATGGTGAAGGCCTGCGTGCGGAAGTGCTCCGTCTGCGAGCCGTCCACCGCGATGGCCGCCTGCGCGTCCGACGCCAGGCTGAAAGCCGCCGTAGCCGCGCCGCCCGAGGTGGGCAGCGTGTCCACCTGGATCACCAGGAACAGCTCGCTGCCGCCCAGTTCGGTCAGCGTGTTCGGCGCGGTGGTCGGACCCTTCAGGTCCATCACGTCGCCGACCAGGTAGGAACCGGCAGCGCCGGTGTTGAGTGCGGTCGCGTCCGCAAATTCCGCGCGTTCGTCGAGGTACATGGTGTCGTTCCTTTGGTGAGGGCTTAGACGCCCGACTCGGTGGACAGGATCTGGTCGACCCGGCGGATCGGGACGCCGCGGAAGCGGGTCACGAACTTGCCCTGCGCCTCTTCCTGCGTCTTGAACTGCAACAGCGGGTCGCGGTTCATCTGCAGGTCGAAGGCGTCGAGCGCGTCCCGGTTCATGTAGATGGCCGGGCGGCCCATGTTCAGGTTCGGGATGCGACGCATCGCCTTGGCCAGCAGGTCACGCAGCACGGGGCCGGTGGCGCCCGAAGCGACGATGTCTTCCAGGTTGAAGTTGACGCGGACCACGTAGCGCCAGTCGCGCACCACCATGCCGCAGTCCCACTTGTAGTGGGTGCGATAGGCTTCCATGCGACCGCTGGCGCCGTCGACGTTCTCGATGGTCACCGAGCCCTTGTCCGTGATCTTCAGGCCGGCTTGCGAGCCCTTCGGATAGATCATGTGGCAGGTGTTCGGGCCCCACACAACCACCCACATGGAGGTGTTGTCGCTGTTGTCCGGCGTGGCCACGTCGGCCAGCACGTTCTCGGCGTTCACCGCCACGGACGTGTCGTTGCTCGCGAAGCGCGGAGCCAGGCCGGTGAAGCCTTCCGGTTCGGTCGCTTCGTTGCCGTAGATCATGTAGCGCGCGACCTTCTGGCCGAAGCCTTCGACGATGGCGCTTTCTTCCGACAGGCGCCAGGCTGCGCTGTTGCCGTTCAGGTCAGCCAGGGCCTTGTCGACCTCGGCGTAGTTCTCCAGCATGCCCAGGCCTTCGCGGACCTTGACGCTGGTGGACTTGGACGGCTGCACGCCGCCGTACAGCTTGCGCCAGGTCGGCTCGGGGATGCCCGTGCGAACCGCAGTCGTGTGGCCGGTCAGCTCGTTGGCCTCGATCCAGACGGCGTCGTCCAGGATTTCGTTGGTCTGCGACAGCATTTCGATCACGGGGATCACGTTGCCGCTCTTGTCCAGGCGGCTGGTCAGGTCCAGCAGCGTCGGGTGGGTGGTGGCGAGCGTGGAGCCGATGAAGCCGGCGGCCATCGCCGATTCGGGCGACATGACGCCGAAGGAAGCCGCGACAGCGACAACCAAGGCAAAGAGCACCATTTGCATGGTGCGATTGAGGAACAGGGATTTCATGGTGTGAGTCCTTTTCACGGGTTCATGTTGGATGCGGAATAGATGCTCTGGGGGTTGGACTTGCCAGCGCCCTGCCGGCCCGGCGCGAAGCCGTCCTGGCTGATTGCTTTGCCGATGCGGAAGAACGCGCGCATGACCTCGGGGTGGTTCTCGGCCTGTGTCTTTTTCAGGAACGCGGTGAGCTCCGGGGTGCCGAATTGATCCAGCGCGGCTTTCATCACCGCCCGGTTTTCGTCGAGCTTGTCGCCGCCGAACTCCGGATCGGCACGCGCGGCGTCCGCCCACTTGTCGGGCAGGCCACCGATGTCGGCGTAGAACGCCTCGGTCTGAGCCTGCAGGGTCGTGTTGAACCCCTGCGCCGCTTTGACGTGCAGGTCCACCAGCTTCTGGGCGTTGGCCTGGGGCAAGCCCAGTTCCTTGGCCACAGCGGTGAACTCGCCCATCGTCGCTTCGTTGAGCGTCGCGCCCTCGGGCAGCGTGAAGTCCGCGTAGGCTTCGGGGGCACCGGTGGCAACTGCAGGTGCAGCAGCGGGCGTCGCGGCGGGGGCGGCAGCAGGTGCGGCTGCGGGAGCAGCGGCCGGCGCTGCAGCTGGTGCTGCGGCAGGCGCGGCTGCCGGGGCGGCAGCGGGCGCGGCGACCGTCGTCGCCGGGTCAGGCGTCGGGGCTGCTGCTGGTGCTGCTACGGTTGTTGCGTCGCTCATTTGCTCGTGCTTCCTTTTGCATTTCCGAAAGGCCCTTGGGGCAGTGCTTCGAGATCTCGTCCAACAGCTTCAGTCCCCTGTTGCGCTCGCCTTCGTTGAAAGCCATGGCCAGCGCATCGTTCGAGTAACTTGACCGGTAGATTCCCGACTCTTCCAGCTGGCGCCACATGAAGCGGCGCCCCCGCGGATCACCCATCAGCCAGCGCAGATCCTCGATACGGGTTTGGGCAGCAAGTACGGCCTGTGTGGCTTTCTCCGCTGCGGACTCTTTCTCGCGTTCTGCTACTGACACGAACGCAGTGTCTCGGTGCCGTCGTGTTTCGCGCGTACGGTGCGCACAAAGAAAAAGCCCCCGAATGCTTGCCTGCACGGGGGCTTTGGAACTGGGACTTGCGGCCCAGAGAGGAGACCAACTTCCAGGAGAGATTCGTTACGCGAAGCCCCTGACCACGTTGGTCAGGGCGTTGTCGGTGGACATGTCGGCGCCGGCCAGCGTCTTGGCGGTCTCGGCGGCCTGGGCGGCGGCCTCGGCCTGGGCCTGGGCCTGCAGGGCCTGCGCGCGCTGGGTGCGGATGGCCTTGACCTCGTCGTCGCCGCGGATCAATTCCGGGTCGATGCCCAGGTAGTTCGCGGCCTTGTCGATCACCTTGTCGGTGTCGATCTTGTCCCACACGCTGGGGTCCTGCTTGGCTGCGGCGATTGATGCCGTGGCGCCGATGATGCGGTCCACGCCGCCCATGCTGACGGAGCGCTGGGCCTGGGACAGCAGGCCGATGAACTCGGTGTTCAGCTCCATGCCCTGCAGCTCGGGCGGCGGCGGGGGCAGGATGCCGGCTTCGATCATGGCGTCGAAGGTGATGTCCACCATCGGCTGCAGCAGTTCGTTCTCGATGTTCTCGAC